CGCAGCCGACGATGGTCTTCTCGCGAGGCTTGCCTTCCCTGTAGGTGGTGAACATCAAGGGCTCATCAAGCTCCAGGGTGAGCTTGTTCTCGCCGGGAGCCCCTCGCCGCTCTAGCTCGGCCATCATCTGTTTCTTGAGGGTGCCTTCGTAATAGTCCGACCGCTCTCGCATGCTGCGATGCAATAGGTAGTCCTTCATCGCCGCTTGTAGATCGAGAATGCGCTGACGTGTGAGGGTTCTCCTAGCAGGCATCCCTACAGAGTAGCTGAACTCACCAAGTTCGTGCTACGCCCATCACGTATTCACAAAGTCACGCAAGCTCTCCAGGTCCAGGGTGAGAGAGCCCGAGCGAGGGTCGAAGTCTCCGTCGATGAAGGCTCGACTCACTGCTCGCTTCTGCTGGAGCATGTCGAACATGCGTTCCTCGATGGTGTTGGCCCCGAAGAGGTAGGCGATCATGATGCTGTCGAAGGCCGAGTTGGTACGGTCGATACGTGCCACACGCTGGGCTAATGCACCTGCCGACCACGGCAGGTCGTAGCAGATCAGGTGGCTACCCTGGTTCAGGTCGATGCCATAGGCACCAGCATCGGAGGACAGGAAGACCCGGCACTTCGGGTCGGTGTTGAACCGGACGATGTACTCGTCACGATCGGCAGCCGACACGTCGCCCGTGATCTTGACCCATGGTGTCTTGGCCTTGGTCAGTGCCGCGCCGATCATCTGCAGCATCGGTTTGAAGAAGCTGAACACCACGACCTTGTGCCTCGGGTCCTCGGACAGTATCTCTTCGATCTGCTCAAGCAGCGCTTCGAACTTGGCCGTAGTCGGTGGCAGGTTGTCGAGCATGCCGTCTGCCTTGAGTTCGCTGGCATACTGCGACCCCCATTTCGATAGCTCGGTATCGAAGGCATCAGCACTCAGCCGCAGCAGGTGTGGGTGACTGGACAACATCCGCATGGCTAGCATCCGAGTCATGACCTGGCCCATCGCCTGCATCCTCTCGCCGGACTCCGTGCGCCCATAGTGAGCGAGAGCATCGAACTTCCCGCCTGTTACGCCGAGGGCGAGCGCAGCATCAATCGCTATGGCAAGGTCCTTGCGGACGAACTCATGGAGGTCCATCGTTGCATCATCCAGAGCGACTGGCATCGGTATCTCAATCCGCTCGGGGAGCCATTCAGCGATGTCTTCACGGCTCTTGCGGTACATGGCTTCACCTAGAGCCTGCTGCATGATGTGCAGGTTCTTGTATTTGACCGCCTTGCCCCAGCCGTCACGAACGATGAACGTTCGGTCGAACTTGTGGAAGCCGCCGAGCACTTCCTTGTCGATGACCTCCATGATCGAGAACAGTTCTTCGGGCCGGTTCTCGACAGGCTGACCTGATAGCCCGATACGAGTGCCTGCATATGGAGCGAGCGCCTTGGCGTGCCGTGTGCGCTTGGCGGTGAAGCCCTTGAGATACGTGATCTCATCGAAGATCATGAAGTCGATCGGCAGATGCTCCTTGATCACTTCCCAGTCGTTCGTCAGCATCTCGTAGTGGCAGATGCTGTAGTCGAACTGCCACGCCTTGCGGATGCACTTCTCGCGCCACTCCTTGTTGCCTTCGATGATCTGCACCTTGGCCCGAGGGTCCCAGCGAGCTATCTCACGCAGCCACTGACCCTTGCAAGACTTCGGGCAGAACACGACGCCGCTGTTGACCTTTCGCAGACGCCGCAGTCTACGTACCGCTGAGATACTGGTGGCCGTCTTGCCCGCGCCCATCGTCAGGGCCAACAGCAGACTACCTCGGTCAAGGATGCGCTCGACCGCCTCAACCTGATAGGGACGAAGCTCCACGATGGATCACCCGCTTCCGACGCACGAGCAGAACCTCACCCTGACGACGACTGTTGGCCTTACCCGCATATCCATTGGGAGCCTTCCACTCGATGGCCTCCCATCCTGCCTTGAGCAGGGCCGGGTACTCATCGGCATATCCGGCGAGCACGATCTTGACGTGACGAGGCTGGCGCATACACCAGTCGCTCACTTCTTCATTGAGATGCAAGTCCTCGGCATACAGGCCTTTGGCGCGGTTGCCTGAGTAGGGCGGGTCGAGGAAGACACCGACACCTCGGTTGAAGCGGTTGATGATGGCCGCGGTCACCGAACGTTTCCAGGCGTCCTGCCAGTCGCCGGAAAGGATGATCACGTTCCCGAGACGGTCGGCCACACGACTGATCTTCTCGTCAGTCATGCCCTTGGCCCACACTCCCTTGAGCGAGCGGTCGATGTGCGGACGCTGACGGCTCATCCTCCAGCCGTAACCGGAGCCGAGCCACGATGAGATGCCTTCCCACCACCAGGCGGCTAGCTCAGGGTCGTAGTAGCCGGGGTCCATCAGCTTCTCGGTCAGAGACGAACGAGCGTTGATCAGAGCGGCGTGCTTGGCCCGCACATCAATCTCTGACACCGCCAGCGAAAGGTACGGCTCCATCGCTCGCCAGTCGTGCTGGATCGTGCGCCAGAAGTTGACCAGCAGCCCGTCGAGATCAACTGCGATCTCCGTGCGTGGAGGCGTCGGTCGATTGAGCAGCACGGCCAACGAACCAGCGAACGGTTCGACGTATAGCTCTAGGTCACCGAGCAGTTCCCACACCAATGGTGCGGCCTTGGACTTGGCTCCGAAGTATGGGAACAGCATACTGTGATACTAGGGGGTCCACCAGCGGTTGGTGTCAACCATTCTCGCCTTGATCCGGTCATGGATGTCATCGACTGTGAGCCAAGCGTTGTCGAGGTCTTCGCCCTCCATGTCTTCGATCGGATATGCCGCTATGGCACACAACATGTACTCGATGTCAGACGTTCCGTCCTCGGGAGTCTCTCCGTCGTAGTAGCCCGTCTCTTCCAGAACATGGTGGAAGACGGTCAACAGGCTCCGCATCAACCCCTCTGCGAGGCGATCACCAGGCCATGGTTTGTCGATGATTTCCTCAATGGAGGCGAGCACGATCCTCTGTAGCTCGCCCAACCCTTGGATGGGTAGGGGTCCCACGGCAGGCTTCTGGCCGTGGGACCCCTTCATGCTGGGGATGATGGTGGGATCATCAATCATGGGCACATTCTAACAGTAATCCCCGGTCAGGGCTTCTTCCGCTTGAGCTTCTTGCTCGTCGGCTTGGACGTGGCGGTCTTGACCGTCTTCCGAAGCAATGACTCGACCAAGTCTTCCACCGAGTTGAGGCCCGCCAAGGCGAACGACAGGTGCAGACCATCGAACTGACGTTGTACGTCGGTCGATGTCCACCCGATCGCCGCATCCTTGACGTAAACCACCTTGCCCATGGCTTCGATGCCGTAGGCAGACTGCACGTCGTCCTGCACCTTGGGACGGGGCAGCAAGGGGTTCTTGTCCAGGTACTTGCCGAGCGTCCTGACGAAAGGGTCACCGGTCTTGCGGAGATAGATCACCTTCGACGCGCCGCCTGGGAACCAGGCCCATCCCTTGTCCTTCGCCTCAGCATCAGTGACGGTATCACCCCACGTCGGCTCGCCTGGGAACGATGGGACATCGGGCAACCAAGTCACCTTGAGGTCGAGGTACAGCAGGTTCTGCTGAGAACCCTTGACGCTGGTACGAGTCTTGGGCTTGGCCCGACTCGCCAGTTGATGGGAAGTGCTGTTGTGACTGCCAGAGAGCGTGCCTGCCTGGTTCCCCGGCAGTGGTCCTGGGTTCGGGCTGGGGTTGTGTGGGCCAGGCCCGCTGTGGATCGAACCACCGCTGGAACCCTCTCGGGCCACGACGGAACGCTCAGGCTCGACCCACAACGAGCCGTCAGGGTTGACGACGTGCGTGAGCTTGCTTGATATCCGCTTATGCCAGTCAGGATCGAGACGGTCCAGGTCTTCGGCTGAGATGGTGTCGCTGGCCTTGTAGTCAGTATCCATCAGTTCCTTGATCGGCGTCGGCATGTCTTCACCGAACTCCTGACCCCAATCCAGCCACGGAATCTCCGAACCACCGACGCCGACCAACTGTTGCCGGTTGGTGGTGTCGGTCAAGAGGCCGGGGGCCGGGGTGATGATCAGGGCGCAGCGAGAAGTTGCACGCGAACCAATGATGTTGAACGTCGAGAACCGTTGCTGCGAATGGTTGAACAACTCATGGCCGTCCCGCAAGGCGACACCACGGAAACCACCGCTACGACTCGGGCCTGTCTCCATGCTGACGCCGTAAGGCTTGCCCTTGAGGACGCCGGACGTACGGAGTGCGTCGAACTTCTTGCCGGTCGCTGTGCGATCGAACACGAACCACTCAACCTCGGTGCCGTCAGAGAGCGTGCTCACGCCCCGATGACCGGTGTGCTTGGCGTAGTAGTCGGACAGCGAGGAAATCTCGTAGCGATAGTCAGAACGGGCGTACGTGGTCTTGACGAGCGGAATCGACTCACCATCAACCCATACCCGAGTGGGCAAGTCGTAGTACCGGCTCTGCATGTAGTCGAAGGTCTTCTTCCACTCTTCAACAGTCCAGTTGTCGTTGACGCCGTCGCCACGGAAGACGACCACGACACCGTGACCTGCCTTCCTGACGAAAGGAGGGAACTGGTCGATCTCGGCCTGCTCTGCATCCACGATGTTGTCAGGCACAACCGAACCATCAGGCTGTTCAACATCGAACTCGTAGATGCCGGTCTGCATAAGACGAACGAGATGCCATGCCTCGCCAGCCTGGGCCTCGGCAGGAGTGCGTGCGTACACGTCCATCCCATCGAGGTTGTGGGCCAGCGTGGCGATGCGAGCACCGACACCCTTGTTCTTGGGAGCGCCGATGGCTGCCGTTGTCTTACCAACACCCGTGTTCATGATCGTCTGCATGTAGACCAGGTGGTCGAGACGGGACATGGAAGCGCCATCATCGGCGTGTGCCTTGCACAACCGTGTGATGGGGTTGCCTGCGTCATCTTGGTCTTCGACCCTGAACCCGAAGAAGAGTCCTTGAGTCGTACCCACTGCCTCTGCAGCGTTCTCGTACACCTCTCGGTCTGCCTGCTGGGGCGAGGACTGCTTGCCCTCGCTGATGATCCAGTCGGTGACCTGCGGGCCGAGCACGAAAGGTGTCGTGGTCATGACGACACCTGCACGGAGTCGAGCAGCGCTGAGCGCCGCTCCAACTCAGAGGTGATCTTGCGAAGATCGGCCTGCTTAGCGGGCCAGTTCTTGCAGATCACTGCGTACGCCTTGACCATGCGGTTCAGGTTGACCGTTGAGATACCATTCAGGCCGTCAGGCGTATGGCTGGTGATGGCGAGGTTGTTGTTGCGGTTGAGGTAGACCGTGAAGGACTTGATCAACGAACCGTCCTTGCCACGACGGAGCGCATAGTCCCCGAGGCCTCGCTCCTTGATCTGCTCTTGCGTGGGGCGGTCTTCCACTCCAGCAGCGGCTGTCGATCCGTCACTGGTAGGTTCCACCTGCTCCAGGATGTACTTATGCACTTGAACTCGCTTTCTTGAGGGTTGACAGCGGTATTGCTGTGAAATGGCACGTTAGCCCCACTCTCCACCACATGCAACCTGAACTCAAGAAATCTGAGCTAAAGACCCCAACTGCGTGTTCTTTCCCAGCTAGACCACAGCATGTCGTCGTTGGGAACGTCGCCCACGTCCTTACAGGACTCACCTTCTTCGTCAACGAGGCCGGTGTAATCCCAAGGCACACAGGCACAGCCCTGCTTGCGAAGGCCTGCGTTCAGTATCTCAGTACCCTCACGACCGGCCTTGTCGTCGTCAAGCGCGGCGTACACGATGGAGAAGTTCCGCGCCAAGAGCCGCACCTGCTCCGATGAGGGCCAGGCACCCAATGAGGAGACGGCTGGTACGCCAATCTGCCAGAGCCGCACGGCGTCGAGGGGTGACTCCACGATCGCCGCGTGATCGAAAGGGCTTGCCTCCCTGATACCGAACAGTGTTGCGCTCTTGAGCATTCCGGTGGGAAGCGTGAACACTGCACCGCGCTGTCTGTACTGGGCTCCCAGAAGCTCTCCCGAAGGCATCCATATCGGAAGTATCCACTGTTTCGTATCGCCATTCCAGCGCACCCGATATCGGTCTATGGCCCAGCGCTCCAGCCAACGAGAGGCGAGCAGCCGATCCGGCACGTCGATCATGATGTTCATGAGCGCCCACTCGGTGAGCAGCGGTTGCGCCTCTTCCAGTACCTCATCGGGCTGCCGACGAGTCTCCGCCATCTGGCGCAGGAAGCTCTCGGTGTGCAGCGTCATCTCCAGGTCGGCTGGTGCCGAGCCGGTGAGATCAACCAGCAAACTGGTCAACGATCCCGAGTAGCCGCAGGAGAAACAGTTGTGTGCCGCGGTCGTCTTGTTGATCGACCACGACGGGTGCATGTCCGGTTTGCCGGTGCGTTCTTCGTGCATCGGACAGAGCGCCCAGATTTCCTTGGTGGTGTCCCTGGTCGGGTGGACACCTGCCTGTTCCAGCAATCCTCGTATGTCAATCATCGGGGTTCCATTCCGCACCCTCGCCATCATCGGGTGGGCTATTGCGCCGGTCCAGGCGCTCCTGCATGGTCTTCGGGTCCAGTTCTTCAACCGAACCGCTGTGCCAGTCCCACTCCAGTATCACACTCTTACGTGGACCTGAACGAGACTCGATCACCTTGAACTTGACCTCCACAGGAGCGGTGGAAGTTGTCTCATCCTCGCGACGCTCCCCCAAGCGCTCCACACCGAGGAAGATGTCGGCATCCTGGCCCCACGCTTGCGTGTACATGCCAGATGCCAGTGTCAGGCCACCCTTGCTTCGGGTCAGGGATGCCTGCGTTGTGATAACGATCGGAATCTTGAGGCCCTGAGCGAGTCGCTTGAGCGAGCGGCTGATGTTGGTCAGAGCCTGCGGTGAACCGGGATCAACCTTAGCCAGTTCGCTCTGCATCATGTACGCCCCGTCGATGAACACCACGTCGGGTAGGTACTCCTGACACTTCGCCTGCACACCGGAGACGGTCATGGCCGACGTGATGTCGGACGAGAACATGAGCGGGCGCATCCCCGACACCATGTCCATCGCCCTGGAGATGTCACGGCGCTCGCGACCGTTGAGTGTGCCGTTCATTATCCGTGAGAGCCCAACACCACTGATCAACGACAGCGTGCGGTCGGTCTGCTCGGTGTTGCTCATCTCGAAACCGATGAACAGGCCGACCTTGGCCTGACGGTGGACAGCCAGTGCCATCGCCAACAGGGTGGCCGACTTGTAGCTCTTCGGCAGACCGAGCAACACGACGTACTGCTCGGGCTGGAGTCCACCTGTCACGTAGTCGATGCCTGGGAACCCTGTTGAGATACCACGGAGGTACCCAGGGTCGTCCATGCGTTGGTCGAGCAACAGTTCGATCGCCTCACCGGACTGCGTGAAGTCCATGTCGAACGAGGTTGCTGTCTCCAACCGAGACTGGATCAACGAGTCCTGCAGCGCCAACTCCATGGCATCGACCGAATCGGGGTCGTCGGAGTTGAGATGGATCGCTGCCTGGTTCAGGCCTTCGGTCAGGATCGACTTCTTGCGCCGCTCGCGCAGCCGGTCGATGAAGTAGTCGATCGGTTGTGGGTGGTCATCCCACTGCATGGCAGGGAAGGCAGCGAGCATCACCGAGGCATCGGGAGCCACGCCGTACTCGGCCCAGTGCTTCGTCATGTACTCGTAGACACGCCGGTAGCGATCATCGGTGAAGAAGTCCCCGGTGATGCGTGCGTTGACGACAGCGGTCAGTTCACCATGCAGAACGATCTTCGACAGGAGGGCGTGCTGCACGTCCATCAGAAGTCATTGCCCCTCACCACGGACACACCGTACTGCCCGTAGCGCTGCAGCCGGTCATAGTCGGAGTCGTACACAACCTGCAGGTCGTTCTGGAACCGCATCAGGTTGCAGAACTGGTGGAAGTCAGCGTGCGAGGCCTTGTCGTACGGAATCTGCGCCTCGTCCAGGAACTCCACCATCGTGTCGAGCACGTCGGGGATGAACGTGATGACCTCCAACGAGTTGTCAGGCCACTTCGACTTGAGGTACACCATCCGCTTGAGTGGAACGTCGTGCCAGGTGATGTGATACCCCGATATCCGAGTGCCTCTGAACCGCTTCTTCTCTTCG